TGGGAAGAGGCAGAGCGCGCTCCGGGATGGGCGCGGTTTATGTTCAGGGCCAGCGATACCGGCCTAATCGATGATGAGGAGCTCCAAGCAGCCAGGCGCGAGATGAGTGAATCCGCCTACGCGCAGGAGTTCGATTGTTCTTTTACCGCGGCTATCCGCGGCGCGTACTACGGCGACATCCTGGAGCAGGGCGAGCGCGACGGCCGGGTCCTCGCGGTTGATTACGACCCGGCGGTCACGGTTACGACTGGCTGGGATATCGGAGTGAGCGACAGCACGGCGATATGGCTCATGATGCCGTACCGGGGCAATGCCTGGGCCGCTATCGACTACTACGAATCCTCGGGCGTAGGGATTGACTACTACGCCGCGTGGCTTCGGGAGCAGCCTTATAAGTATTTCAAGCACCTCGCGCCCCATGATGTGGCTAATCAGGACTGGAGCGCAGCGGGCGGCCTCAACCGCGTAGCCATCGCAGAGCAACACGGCATACGGTTCGAGCGGCAGCCACGGCCCAAGGACAGTCGAGAAGTCATGGATGGCATCCAGGCAGTGCGCAGCCTGCTTCCGCGTGTGTATTTCCATAGCGACGGCAGCGCCAGGGGCCAGCGCGTGAGCAGGGGCCGATTAGCCTTATCTTTGTACCGCGCAGACTACAATGATAAATTAGGCGCATTGAAGGCGAGCCCGGTGCATGACTGGTGCTCGCATGCGGCGGATGCTATGCGGACCTTCGCCACGACAGCAGAGGAAACAAAGCGTGCAGGATTATCGCGATCTAGCGGGCCAATCAATCGGTCACAACGCAGCGCCAGCGGATCCCGCGGCGGAGCCTTACCACCAAGGAGCGGAGGCCCAAGCATCAATGACAGACGCCGATCTACTAGCCGCTATTGACGAAGAGGTGACATTCGCCCTGGCACGGAACGACGAAGCCAGGGCGGAGAGGGAACTAGCGCTCAAGTATTTCAACGGAGAGCTTCCGCCGCCGCCGTGCGAGGAAGACCTTGACCAAGGAATGTCCTCCATCGTAAGCACCGACGTCCAGGATGCCGTTTTCGCGGTCTCGGCTGAAATACTGCCGGCTTTTTCTGGTCCCTCTCCCGTTGAATTCACGCCCTTCAACGAGGAAGACGAGGAGCGTGCCGAGCTTGAAACCCGAGCGGTCAACCACGTGGCCGGGAAAAGCGGCTCGTACATGGCGATAGGTGCCGCAGTGAAAGACATAATGCTGCACGGCGGGGGGGCCGTAAAAGTGGCATGGGAAACGCGCACAGCCGTCGAGTACGCTACATCCCAAGGGGTTCCGTTCGAGATGCTGCCCTACGTGCTGGAAGCGGCTCAGGGTGAGCAGATCGAAATCATCGAAGGGGAGGTGGACGAAGCGCAAGGTTCAGCTGTCCTGACATCCCGGCGCTACCGTGAGAGTTCCAAGCCCAGGCTTGATGCCGTCCCGCCGGAGGAACTCCTGGTTTCGGCTGATGCAGCTGGCGCGGATTTAGACAAGGTCCGGTTTAGAGCCCACCTGCGGCCCGTCTCCCGGTCCGAATTGATCGAGCTCGGCATTGACAGAGAGATGGTTGAGAGCCTATCAGCGACGTCTTCTTTCGAGCGGAGGCTTACCGACAAGACAACCTCTTTCCGCACGCTAGAGACCGGACACGAGAGCACGGATTTTATAGACATCTGTGAGAGCTACTACAATATCGACTATGACGGCGATGGCATTGCCGAGCTGCGCAAGGTGCTAACCGCCGGTGGCAGTAACGGCACCGATGAGCTTCTGAGTAACGAGCCATGGGACGAGCAGCCTTTCTGTGCGGGAGTGGGCTACCTTGGTACCTACGACTGGAAAGGGGTGAGTTTGTTCGACCGCCTTCGCGATATCCAGGACAGCAAGACCGACCTGATACGTGATATTAGAAATCAGACGAAGCGCACCATGAGGCAGACGTGGGGATTAGTGTTGGGCGATGCCAACGAGGACGATGCCCAGACGGCGCAGATGGGAGGTCATGTGCGTTGCCGGACTCCTGGGGGTGTATTCCCGATACCTGGCGACGACGTGCCCCAACAAGCTTTTCCGTTGGTTCAATATCTGGATCAGATGAGGAGCGACAAGGGAGGCGGGGCCGTAGATCAAGCGTCGAGCGCGCAGGCTATAGGGCAGGGTGGCGACTGGAGCATGGAGCGGATGATGTCCGCTATGGAACAGCTCAATGCCTACGTCGCAAAGAACATCTGCGAGACACTGGTTAAGTCGATGTGGCGGAAGCTGCACCGCCTGTTGAGGCAGTATCAGGAGGACCCAATCACCCTACCGGGCAGCACCGGATGGAGCGAGACAAGGGCCGCGGACTGGCCGATGCGCGAAGACCTGGAGATATCAACCGGGATGTCGACAGGTCAAAGGCGAGAGATGGCTGGGGCGCTTAGCGGCGTGGTCCAAATGCAGAGCACTGATGCAGAGCAAGGGTTAAACGGGATCCTTTTCGATTTGGATGCGCAATATCAAGCTCGCGTGGATCTGGCTCGATTAGCGGGCCTTGTAAATGCGGAGCAGTATTTCCTAAATCCAAAGTCCGAAGCTTCACAGCAAGCACAACAGGCTCAGCAACAGGCACAGCAACAACAGCAGGCTGAAGCGCAGCAACAGGCACAGCAATCCATGGAGTTCCAGCACAATCTCATGATGGGCATGGAGTCCATGAAGGCTGAGAGCCGTATCGCCATAGCGCAGATGCAGGAAGAGGGCAGCCAACAGCGTGCCGAGATGGATCAGATGATTAAGCTTTTCCAGAGCAAGATTGATTTGGCCGAACTCGAGCAGAAGCAGAACAAAGACGAAAGCCAGCTTGAAATCGATCGCCTCCAAGCCACCACCGGCGTGGTCACGGCCCTTCGCAGACCATGATAAGCGGCAAAGACATAGCAGAATCCGAGGTCTGGAAATCAGCTACAGCTGCGGTGAGAGCGCGGATACATGATGAGTTCGAGTATGCTATGCCAAGCGATGGCGGCGCGATTCTTGTGAACATGAGCTATCGGCTGCAGGCTTTAAACGAAATAAAGAACGAAGTCGAGCGAGAGTTAACATCCGGCTCGATCAACAAGCCAGCCCTCAAACGGGCTGATGCACGTCCCGCGAGATCGGGAAAATAGACAACTGGAGCATGAGTAATGCCTGACACACAACTTTCCGAGCGGTTGCATGCGAAACTGGACGCCATGGGAGCCCCTCCGCGTGAAACCGGTCACGATCCAGTCGAGAGGCTGGAAGATTCGCAAACCGCTGGTAGTGAGAACCTAGACCAGGGAGAAGCGATGTCGGGTCTTGACGACAGTGCTGGGGAGAACCCGGAAGGCGTTGTCGACACCGAGACCGAGACCGAGGTGGCGGAAACCAGTGGCGAGGTGGCAACTGATGGCAAGAGCCAGACGTTTAAACCTGCTGAGCTGGCGGAGGCTATCGGATGGGAAGCGAAAGATTTATACGATGACCTGATGGTGCCCGTGGGCAATGACGGGGAGACCCTGAGCCTGGGTGCAATAAAGGATCGAATGGATACCCTTTCCAATTCCGAAACCGAGGTAAATGAGGCGCGTAGAGAGCTGCAAGCCCGGTTCGAGCAGTTGCATGCACATCAGCAGCAGCTGACCGCCGGGTTCGCAGGAGTATCGGAAGAAGTCGGGAATGCGCAGCGAAAGCTTGTGGGTATTGAGGCCCAGTATAGCGCCCAACCCTGGGAACAGCTAGACGCCGAAAACCCCGGGCAGGCAGCCAATTTGCGTCAGAAATATTCTGCTGCGTACGGTGCTGCAGAGGCGGAGATGCAACAGGCACAGGCGCACCAGGCACAGGTCCAGACGCAAAGTTATCAGCAGATGGTCACCGCCGAGAACCAGCGGCTGGTTGGTCTGGTTCCTGAGTGGAAGGACATGAATCTGTTTCGGACAGAGGAGCCCCAGATTAGCGAGTATCTAATCTCGATGGGTTTCAGGCCCGATCAGCTGCAGGGCATGACGGCAGCGGCTCCGAGAGCAGTCGCCCGTGATGCGTGGCTGTATCGCCAGCACCTCAAGAAAGTGGCTTCGGCGAAGGGGCAGGTGAGAGCAGCCCCTAAGCCGGTGCTACGCCCTGGAGGTGGGCCTGGACGTAAGACTATCTCCGATAAACAAACCGATCAACTTGCTGCTCGCGCCCGTGAAACCGGGCGAGCATCCGATAGGCTGGCAGCCGCGCGCGCCATTGTAGGTACATCCCTTCACAGGTAATTTTTCCAATGGCTAGAGCACTTGATCTCGCCGCCGTTAAGTCTGGCGGTCTCGTTAGCGAGGATGTTATTCCTCGTCTTTTCAACATTTCACCCGTCGATCTCCCGATGATCGACAGCATCGGTAAGGGCAAAGCCCACAACATCAAAAAGGAGTTCACGGACAAGGTATTGGCGAAGCCGAGCTCCACCAATACGCTGTATGAGAACCAGAGCCTGGCGGCTGTGGACAACAGCAAGCACGGTCTGCGTTACGGCAATTACTGCCAGCAGATGGGTAAGGTGATTCGCACCTCCCAGCGTGGACGCGATGTCGAGCTGACTTACGATGACGACGAGTTCCTTTCCCAGCTGATGGATGCTGGCGAAGAGCTCCGCCTTGACGAGGAAGCAGCCGTAGTGTCGCGGAACGCCGCCCTGGCCGAGGACCCTGGCGTCGCCGGTGCTCTGATGGCCGGCGCTTGCGCATGGGCTATCCACGGGACACAGCGCGGTGTTGGCGGTGCCGACGCGGTGCTGTCCGACCCTGACGGCGGTATCCCAACGACTGTAGCAACCGCTGGTGCGGCCCGTGGGTTGACTCTGAGCATGTTCAAGCAGGCGTTGCGTATCGGCTGGGACGAAGGCGCGAAGTTCAACCAGGTCCACGGCATCGGCGAGATGATCGAGAACCTATCGGACTTCATGTTCGATAAGTCGGCCAGGGTTGCGACGATGCAGTCGGATGTTGCTCAGAGCAATCGCACTACTTCGGTAGAGGGCAACGGTGCCCGTGCTTCTGGTGTCACTGCTCAGGCAGCGGTATCAATCTTTGTGGGTTCTTTTGGCGTGATAGTGCTCGTACCGAATAGGCAGATGGAGGTTTATGACTCCACTGACGGCACTCCGGAAGATGTCTGCGACTTGCTGTTCGTCGACACTCGCTACCCGCTACTGTGTCGTCTGCATGCCTTCGACACCAAAACGTTGTCAGAAGACGGGTTGTACGATGCCGAGGTCCTCTTTGTGGATAGCACGTTCGTCCCGGCAGCGACCCACGCCGTGACTGTCATAGCGGATCTAGCGGCAGGCACTGCAACGGTTGCATAACCTTAACCCCCGCCCTCATGGACGAGGGCATTTCGCGAGGAAGAGAGCGTTATGCTCACACACGCCGGAGAGACCTTGACACAGGCAGAGTGGGCGAAAAGGGCGAATGTTTCATCCGCGCGCCTCTCGCAACGGCTCAAGAAAATGAGCCTGGCCGACGCGCTAGCGATCCCGCCGAGAGAGCCTCGCTACGGCCGAAAAAAACACACTGAGTCCACTTCCAAGCCACCTGCCGAGACCACCCCTATGGCCGACTCACCTAAGACCGAAGAGGCCCCTGTACAGCGTGCCGTGGACCTTCCGCGGGGGCCAGCGAAGGCGTCTCCCCTGCAGCCGGGCGCGAGGGTCCGTGTCTACCACAAGCGCAGAACTACGATGTTCCTGACAGACTGTAAACTTGGGCCTCATGAAGAGCGCGAGATTCTAGCCAGCGATTACGCAAAGCCTGCAATTGCAGCGCATCTGGTCAAGGTAGCCTGATGAAGCACACTTTTCGGGATGATGGCCAGGTGCGTAAGACGGTGCACCGCGATCCACACAATCCGACAAGCATCTATATCGAGACTGTCACCGACGATGCCGCAAGCCTACGCCGGAATAAGCAACGGCGAGACAGCGAGGCGTTGCGTGTTGGCGACGCCAATCCGATGGTGGATGGTGACGAGCTCACAGCCGCGTTTTCCTTCGGGACGATGATCGATTACGAGATTGCCAGGCGCAAATATCCGGACCTGTTCGCAGAGCTAGAGATGGGCGGTAAACACTCTGTGCATGCCGGCGAGAAATTAAGCTTGCTGTTGCCCCAATACTGCACGATGGTGAAGCGCGGAGACTCGAAACGATGAAATGCCCTAATTTCAATGGTCCGGTCCTGATGCGCAAGGGCGGTATGGTGGGTCCGGGATTTCAGAAATGGGGGCCAGGTGGCGTTTGCATCCACACGTCGGGAAGTGCGTTTGATGTGGGTGGGCCGCTATCTACTCCTCTGGAGTCTATTGCCTTCGATGCCCCCGACATCATCGAAATGGTGTTTAAGGCGTGTATCGAGGCAGATGTCGCGGTGTCGCCCTATGGCATAGAAGTGGAGATAAGCGGCGACGGCGGGCAGACGTGGACCCCTGCGGCGGTCTCTGCGGTTATAACAGAGCCCGTGGTGACGCTTACCCTTACCCCTGGCGCTGATCTCGGGGATGTCGCCCGCGTGACCTATACAGGGCCTGGCTTGGCGTATTGCGATACTGGCGAGCCAGTCCAGGATTCCACGGTATATGTAGACGCTCCTGCGGTTCTGACTCTCAATTGCGCCGGCCCTGTCTATCCGATTAACGCAGTGGCATTCAGTCACTTGCTGCGGGCTTCAGGCGGTTGGACTCCGTTCGTCTACTCGCAGGCGGTCCCAGACCTGCCAACAGGCCTTTCGCTTAACGGCGCGACCGGTGAGATCTCCGGGACGACAACGGTGGTCGGGATCACGTCTCACGACTTTATCGTGACCGACGATGAGTCGAATACGGCACCCTGCACGCTGGAAATGGAGGTAGTCGAGCCGCTGGAGATTACGCTAGCCGTTCTTCCCGACGCTCAGGTAGCCGGGTCGTATCTGGAGTCCATCACCTATACCGGTGGCAAGTCGCCGTATGTTTTTTCCATTGTCGCAGGCACTTTACCATCCGATTTCGTACTGCAGGAAGACGGGTCTATCGGGTCCGCGCTGGTTACCTCGCAACCCGGCGATTACGATTTCACTGTTGGGATAACGGACGAGTCAGGACAGTTGGACGAGCAGGCATACACGCTTACCGTCGAGATCGCGCTTGCGCTCAACTGTGCCGACATCCACCTGAATCATGCTTACGTCGGGGTGCCCTACTCGCAGTTCGCACAGGCGAACTACGGGACGCTCCCGTATGTCTTCAGCTTGGAGTCCGGGACATTGCCCGGCGATCTGACGTTGAATGCCTCTACCGGCGAGGTTGCCGGGTCTGATCCGGCAACGGTTTCGCAAAACGCCTTAACAATCCGCGTGACTGATGACGATTTGGACTACACCGAGTGTATTCCAACCTTGCAGGTCTGGGAGGTGCTGAACATCACCACAACGAGCTTGCCGGACGGCGTGCTCGATAGTGCTTATAGCGAACAGCTTGCAGCAACAGGTGGCGACACGCCGATTACCTGGACTCTGGTCAGCGGC